TCGCTGCGGGGAAAACGCTCAACCTCGACTTGTCGAGGAAGAGCGACCGTTCCCTGCAGCGAGCCATCCTCTCCCAGGCCTGGTGGATCCTCCGGACCACCTTCTTGTCTGGAGTCCATCCCGTCGCGGTCCGGCTAAAGCTATGGGCTGAGCAGGCTCGTGTGACCGTTTTCCGGGACGATCACAAAGTCAGCTCGGCCCCAGCCGGACTTGGGGGGTTCGACCGTTTCCGGAGCACTGAGGCAAAGCTTCAGTACTCCTTTGTCGGTCGGGCCCTCCCGCGTGGGAACGACTCCGTTCAAAAGGTGGCCCTCCGGGACCACAAGGCGGCGCTCACTCAGGGCGCACACAAGCCTGCCTTGAAGGTTCAGTCACAGGCCAGGGATTACGCCCGCAGTTGGGGAAGTCGGTTTCGACCGACGACCTCTCCCGCGGACTTCTCCCTGACAGACGGTGCCTGCCTCGAGAAATCGAGGAAACAAGGTGGGCTCGCTGCGTTCTTACACGAGCGTTACCAGGTGGTCCTGGAGGGCGGTGGCTACGACCTGACAGACAAACTGAAACCCAGCTGCATTAACAACGTAGACTGGGATGGGTTTGTCTCTCAGGCGGGCCTTCGAGACCGACTCCTTGCGGATTTGCTCCCGTATTTGACTGGGGAGTCAAATCCGGCGGCCCAGGTGGAGGTAGTGAACGAGCGCGGGTTTAAGGCCCGCGTCGTCACTAAGTCGCCTGGGTCGTTGGTCGCCCTCGCGCACATATGCAGGCTGGTGGGCCTCTCTTCTCTGAAGAAAGACCCCCGCCTCTCGGTGCTCTTGGGCGACCACATGGGGTCGGTCTCGAAGGCCTTCGCGGAGCCAGTGGCCCACCCAGCCGTTGTCCTCAGCGCTGATCTCACTGCAGCTACCGACCACTTGGACCAGGGCTTTGCCCTGTCCCTGTGGGAGGGATACTGTGATGGGATCGGGGCACCGATTCTCTTTCGAGAGATAGGTGCTCTGGCGCTGGGGCAGCAACTGGTGCGTTGGCCCGACGGAGATGTACGACTCACTGATCGGGGCGTCCTGATGGGACTCCCTCTCAGTTGGTTCGTCCTCTGTCTGGCCAACCTTTGGGCCGCCGACTCTGCGATAGCCACTGTCCGGAGGACTGTTCCCTGCCTTGGGCGGCAGCCGTACGTGGTCTGCGGTGACGACCTGACGTCGATCTGGCATCCTAAAGTTGTTCGGCGGTACGAGAAGAACATCTCCCTTTCGGGGATGAAGTTCTCTCGGGCCGCCAAGCATCTGAAGAGTGCCAGATGGGGAATTTTCACTGAGGAGATCTTTCTCATTGAAAACGTCCCTATGCGACGTCGGGTCGTCCCGTCTCACCCTAGTTCCGTTGAGGATGTGACAGTAGTCATCCGTAAGTCCGATTTCCCTGTCGGATCATACGCGAGGGCTGCTGTCGCTGGCCTCCTTGACGAGCGAGATAGAGAGCGGGTTAGGGAGTGTCGCAGGTACTTAGGTGTACCGGACGCTTACCCAGCCCCATTCAATCTATCAAGTTCGTCTTACGGCTTCAAGGTGAAACGTATGCAGGCTACGCACGGGCTACGTTTCGCACGGCCGTCCAGCGCCTTCCCACTTAGGGGCGTCGTTTCCGTTCCGGGTCATGATCCGGAGGGTCGCGAGGTCCCGTGGTGGGCGGTCGTTGGGCCCGCTGTGCGTTCCGTAGCGGAGAAACACCCAGACTGTTGGGGGGTTGTTCGGCGCGTTGCTTTGCGTTGTCACCCAGGATTAATTTCCTGGGCGTGCAACCGTGGCTTCGCACCTATGGTCCCCCGAGAGTTTGGTGGTTTCTCCCTGCCGCCCAAGGCCCCTTGGACGGAGACAAGGGCAAAGCGCGTGGTCCCTTCATGACTGAGGAAG